CGGATTGGGCGCAAGGCCTTGTTCGCAAAGGGGTTTGGGGCGAAAATGATTTTGAGGAGTTCAAGATCATGGGCGGCACGGCAGATGGTCTGCGTGCCTTGCAGAAGATTCGCTCATATTACGGCGATCAGACCGTGCCGGTTGATGTGTCTACTATTGAGGACGGCCCCAGCAAAGAGGAACTGATGTCTATGGTTGGGCGGCCTGAATACCAGAGCGATCCCGCATACCGGGCAAAAGTCGAGAAGATGTTTGAGAAGATGTACGGGGCAGACCCGTACAGTCCGATGTAAGTACACACAAATTGAGTGGAATAAACGGGGTCTTTACCCCGTTTATTTTTTGCCATATATTCACGAGTGTGGATAACCGTAAGGCCCGCAAGAACCGCCTTGGGATGGGCGCAAAACATCCAAGCTGGCAGCCCGGTCACGGATACCTGCAAGGCGCTTTACTTTGAACCCTTAACGAAAGGAACCGAGAAATGGCTGTTGGCATTTCCAATGCCTTCGTTCAGTTGTTCGACGCTGAGGTGAAGCAGGCTTATCAGGCTTCCCGTGCGCTTGCAGGCGTGACGCGCGAACGAGCGAATGTTGAAGGCAATCAGGTGAAGTTCCCGAAAATCGGGAAAGGCACCGCTACCGTCCGCGTTCCGCAGACGGACGTAACCCCGTTGAACGTGTCCTACTCGCAGGTCACGGCTTCGATGTCCGATTATATTGCTGCTGAATACAGCGATATCTTCCATCAGGCGAAAGTGAACTTCGATGAGCGCCGTGAATTGGTGCAGGTCGTTGGTAACGCTATCGGTCGCCGGATGGATCAGCTTGTCATTGACGCGCTGAACGCGGCTTCGTCGCCTTCGACTGTTGCCACCAGTGTTGGTGGTGCAGGCACGAACATGAACCTCGCCAAGCTGCTTGCTGCCAAGAAGGCTCTGGACGCGAAAAACGTCCCTGCTGAGGGTCGTTGCATGATTATTCATGCTAACGGTCTGGCTGCTCTGCTTGACGAAACTGAACTCACCAGCAGCGACTTCGCCACGGTTAAGGCGCTGTCGATGGGTGAGATCGACACGTTCCTTGGCTTCAAGTTCATCATGCTTGGTGATCGTGACGAAGGCGGTCTGCCGCTTCCGTCCACTCGCACCAACTTCGCGTTCCATCGTGACGCGATTGGTCTGGGCATCAGCATGAACCAGAAGTCTGAGATCAACTATGTGCCTGAGAAGACATCCTTCCTCGTCTCTTCGATGTTCTCCGCTGGAGCCATCGCGATTGATGATGAAGGTATCGTCCAGATCAGCAGCACCGAGTAGGAGGGCTAGATAATGGCTTTTGATTCCGCTGGACTCGGCGTTGTTGCGGCTTCTAAGAAGGGTAATGCTCCTAGCATTTACACCTATCAGACTGCCGACACGATTGCTGATGTAAATACCGCAGGCTACTTCAATAGCGTTTCGGACACCCTCGCGGTGGGCGATCTGATCTATTGCGTGACCTCGACCGGAGGCACCCGCGTTAGCACGCTCACTCAGGTTCTGTCGAACTCTGCTGGCGTTGTTGACGTTGCTGACGGTACGACGCTTGCCGCCACTGACGGCGACTAATAGGATCGGGGCGGGCTTCGGTCCGCCCCCTTTCTAGCGAGGTAAGTTATGGCTTCTGGTGACACTAAACTTACGATTTGTTCAGACGCCATGCTTATGCTTGGCGCTGCCTCTATCTCCTCCTTCTCTGAAGGCACGGACGAGGCGCAGATCGCGGATCGCCTGTATAACGACATCCGCGACACGCTGCTTATGCAGTATTCCTATTCTTGGTCGATCAAGAAGGTCAAGCTGGCACAGCTTATTGATAATCCGATTAACGAATGGAAGTACCGATACGCGCTGCCGGGCGATATTCTTGGCAACCCGAAAGCAGTCTTCATCACTAGCGCAGTAGGCGGCACGCCTGCGCGCGACTTTGAGATTTACGGCACGGCGCTCTACGCTGATTACGAGGAAGTCTGGATTGACTACCAGTATCGGCCTGAGCCTGCCTTCTTCCCGCCATACTTTGTGAACCTGCTCAAGCACGCCCTTGCGGCTGCGTTTGCCGAGCCGATCACAGACCAAATCCAGAAGGGCGACTACTATCATCGCCTTGCGTTTGGTTCGCCCAGCGAGAATATGCGTGGTGGCTTGTCGCGCGTGGCGATGAACATTGACGGCGTGGATCGCCCGCCGCAAAACATTATGGACTTCCCGCTGACCGAGGTTCGTGGATGAGCCGTGTCATTCGCATCCAGAATGATTTTACTTCCGGCGAGCTCGACCCCCGTCTTCGCGCACGCACAGACCTTGCCCAATACCAAGCCGGTCTGACGACCGCGCGCAACGTCTCCATTCAGCCGCAGGGTGGCGCTATACGCCGTCCCGGCACGAAATACATTGCAACATTAGACGCTGGCGCAGCAAACGCTGTTCGCATGGTTCCGTTTGAGTTCAGCGTATCTGACAGCTACATGCTCGTGTTTACGCCGGGCAGGATGTATGTTTTCAAGGACGGCGTGCAGATCACGAACATTAACGGCAGCGGCAACGACTACGCCACCGTGGCGTCTCTAACTGCTGCGATCCTGCCTAACATGAACTGGGTGCAGTCGGCGGACACACTGATTATTGTCCACGAAGACCTTGAGCCGTTGCGTCTTGTGCGCGGCGCAACGGATGCAACTTGGACCGTGGACACGGTTCCGTTCTCGCACATTCCGCTGTATGCGTTTAACTTGGACACACACAATCCGACTTATACGATCACGCCATCTGCGGCCAGCGGCAACGTCACCATTACGGCATCGTCCGTCACGACTGATACAGGAGCAGCGCAGGCAGGGTCGTCCAACACGATCACGCTCAAGGCTGCGTCTAGCTTTACGTCTGACGATCAGCCCAACGGTATGTTTATCGAGATCACAGCCGGAACCGGGGTGGGTCAAACACGTCACGTTGAAGACTATGTGGCGTCAACGAAAGTCCTGACAGTGTATCCAGCATGGGATACCGCGCCTAACGCTACATCTAACTACGACATCAAGGCGTTCAAAGAAGCTGCTGTTGGCGAGTACATCAATTCGCTTGACGGCTTTGGACGTGCACGTATTACAGAATTTGTAACCGCCACAAGCGTTAAGGCTTACGTCGAGATTCCGTTCTTTGACACCAGCGCAATCACCAGCGGTAACTGGGAAAGCGAACATGGCTACGAAGAGGCGTGGTCAGCGACGCGCGGCTATCCCCGTAGCGTTGTGTTCCATGAGGGCCGTCTGTTCTTTGGCGGCAGCAAGTCCCTGCCCTCAACGCTGTGGGGATCGCGCGTCAGCGACTTTTTTAACTTTGATCCCGGCGAACAGCTAGACGACAGCTCGGTTGAGGCTACGCTGGACACAGGTACGTTCAACGCTATCGTTGACATCTACTCTGGGCGTCACCTGCAAATCTTCACGACCGGCGGCGAGTTCTATGTGCCGCAGTCACTCGATGACCCGATCACGCCAGCCAACCTGATCGTCAAGCAGCAGTCCGCTTATGGCATGAGGCCGGGCATCCGCTTGCAAAACATTGACGGTGCGACGCTGTTCATCCAGCGACAGGGCAAGTCGTTACAAGATTTTGTCTTTACCGACGTGCAGAGCGCGTATTCTTCTGCCAAAGTTTCGCTGCTTTCTTCGCATCTACTGAGATCGCCAAGCGAAATGGCAACGCGGGTCGCAACCAGCACGGACGAGGGCGACCGTCTTTTGATCGTGAATGACGATGATGGCTCTATCGTTTGTTACACATTGTTACGATCACAGAACGTCATTGCGCCATCTGAGTGGACCACTGATGGAGATTTTGTAAATGTCGGTGTGGGCGTTGATTCTATATATACTGTGGTCAAGCGCGCTGTTAATGGCGCTGATGTTTATCTTGTGGAGTTGTTTGATGATGCGGTCTATCTGGATTCTGCCAAGTCTGGCGGTGCAGCGTCTTCGGTCACCATGGACCACCTTGAAGGCGAAACTGTGCAGATCATTCGAGATGGCGTGGTCGAGCCTGAGCAGACTGTACCAGCGTCTCCTTTCACCGTTACATTCGCTGAAGCAGCGACTGCAAGCTATCAAGTCGGACTGAACTACAACACTGAGATCAAGACGCTTCCGGTTGAGCCGGGTCTGAAAAGAGGTCCATTGCGTGGATTTAAGAAGCGCATCTTTGAAGTGAACGCAGAAATCTTTGAAACTCAATCCATGACGATTGGCGGCAAGGAGATTGCGTTCCGTCGGTTTGACACAGACATGCTTGATGCGGCGGTTCCCGAGTTTACAGGAATTAAAACACTTCATGGTATTTTGGGCTATACTTACGAAGGGCAGATCACGATTGGGCAGTCTGTGCCGCTCAAGATGACTGTGCTTGGTATCGACTACAAGATTAGCGCGGGGCAGTAAGATGGCAGCAGCACTTCCATTTATAGCGGTGGCGGGAGCGGCTGTTTCTGCTTATGGGCAGATTCAGGCGGGTAGGGCGGCGGCTAAGGGTTTTGGGCAGCAAGCCGCAATGGCCGAATTGCAAGGTCGCGCAGAGGCATTGAAATATCGCCAGCAGGGCGTTGCGACGATGGATCGCGTCCTTCGTACAAGGGCAACCGTAAATGCGCGCGCTGGCGCTGGTGCGATTGATCCGTTTTCCGGCAGCGCGCTTGGCTTGCAGAATTTTGCCTTGGCTGAGGGCGCGCAAGAGATTTATGTGTCAAAGGATAATGAAATTATTGCCAGAGAAGGCGGTACAATTAACGCCGCCCTTTTGCGCCAGCAGGGCAAACAGGCGTATCGCGGTGGCCTGTTCAAAGCAGTCGGCACGCTGGTAAGCGCCGGAGCGTCGTTTGCCCAAACCGGAGCGCCAAGTACAGCGACAACCACAACTCCAACCCCTAGCGGCAGTTATCAGCCCTATCAAAGTCTGGGTTACCAGCAACAAAGCGGCACAGGGCTTTTGGTGTAGTCATGGTTGAGCGTCTTCCCCGTTTCCAGCGCCAGCGCGCAGACCTAATTGCTCCGCGCATTGATTTCCTGTCTGCTGCACAAGCAGAAGCGCGCGGCTATGAAAATATGGCTGACGCTGTTGGGCGTATGTCGCAGTTTGCTTTTGAGAAAGCTGGCGAAAGCGCACAAGCTGCTGGCGTTGAGCGCGGAGCAAAAGAAGCGCCCGAGGTTCTGCAAGAACTAATGGGCAAAGACCCTGCGTTTATGACCATCCGGGAAAAGGCTGCATACGAGACTGCGACTAAGGTCATGGGCGCGCAGGTTGAGGCCGATGCTCGTTTGGCAATGCAGGAAATTTTAATTCAGGCTGAAGCAGAAAACGCTGCCCCCGAAGTTATTTCTGACCGACTTAATGATGCAGTAGACGGATTCAGCATAAGCCTGCGTGGCTTGTCTCCTGAAGCCGAAGCGCAAGTTAAGCTGCGCCTTTCTTCCATGCGCGATACGTCTTATTTGCAGGCAAGTGAACGCTTTCTAAAAAACGAACAAGAGAAACAGACAGCAAAGTTTAGCAACACTGTTGCAAGTTACATGAGAACCATTGAGCAATCCGGCGCAGCGGATGTTCGACCAGAGGTTCTCGAACAACAGATTGCAAGTCTTGCTGATTTCATGGAAAGCGCCGGGTTTTCTCCAGCAGCTATTGCTAGAGATGAATTGCGCGCCCGCAGTCGATTCCATCGGATGCGTGTTGATGCAGAGTTTTCACGCCTTGAAACGCCAGCCCAGCGCAAAGCATTCGTAGCGGAACTCGACCGGCAGAAACGCACAGGCGGCGAACTTGTTGAGGGGTTGGACGCAGACTCTGTTGACGCAATGGTCACTGGCTTTAGCGCCGCTATCCGGTCGGACGCTGCTGCGGCAAAACGATTGGTAACAGACTTATCATCGGTTGTTGAAAAAAACATAACCAAGCTAACTGACAAGGGCTATTACCCAGACCCATCTGTTGTTAGTGCGGTTGAGACACAAGCAGACAAACTAGAAGCAAGCGGTGCCGATGTTTCTGAAATTAGGCTTGCCTTGGCTGTTTCGGACAGACGGGCGGAATACAACAAGGCCTTAAATGGGGTGGGTATTGATGATCTTCGCGCTGAGGAAAGGCGTTTAAAGCAAGCTCTTGAGGAAAACGGAGCAACCGAAGAAGAGTTTTTTAAATACGAATTAATTAAAAAACGTGTCAACACCGTTCAAGAAGAACTGAAAGCTGACCCCATTAATTGGTTTCAGTCCACAGGGCAGGTCGCAGACACGAACCTGATACAAGCAATAGGGAGTGGCGACCCGGACAGCCTTGTTGTTGCGGTAAGAGATCGCGTGGTTTCTGTAGATGAGAACTGGGCAAGAAATAATCTGCCGGGACGTCCTGAGTACCTAAATAAAGACGAAGCTGTTGCCCTCACTAATTTTTTTGATCGCGCAAGTGTTGACGGTCAAATTGTTGTGTTAGGCGATATCACCGATGCGTTTGGTACAAATGCGTCTCAGGTGTTTGCTCAGGTTAGCGGCAAGTCGCCCTTAATGGCGCACCTTGGCGGCTTAGTGGTAATGGGGTCTGACCCATCTGTAGTGCGAAGTGCTCTTGATGGCTCAGCTTTGTTAAAGGCTGGCGTAGCGGTTCCAGAAGGGGAAAAGGCTGATAAAGACAAAACGCGCCTTGCTTTTTTTGCCGACAGCGGGTTAGACAAACTTCCGTCAGTGCGCGCTGGCATACGCGAAACCGCAGAAGCCATTTATTCCGGTATTGCAGCAGGCCGTACTGAGTTTGATCGTGACAAATATGAAGAAGCGCTTGAGATGGCGGCTGGGCAGCAAGTGCTTGGCGGGACCAAGATGGGTGGCTTTGCAGAATTTAATAACAAAAAAGTTATTGTGCCAACATTTTTGGAAACTGACGGAGGGCTCGAAGAACTTATTGAAGGGGCCACACCTGATGAACTGGCCATCGCAATGGGTGGCCTCCTGCCTCTTGCTCAAGACAACGAGGAAATAGGCCACGAAAGATTGTTGGCCGACATGAGTCTCTACAGCATAGGCGATGGTGTGTATCAGGTGTATCTCAGTCAGGGCGGTGCAGACCGTCCGTTGATTGGCCCTACTGGCGGCGTGGCTACTTTAAATGTTTATGAACTTAGGGAAATCACCTCTAATCGTCCCGTTCCCCTAGAGCCGGGGCTTATGGGGGGCGAATTGCCGACGCCAGCAACAACCGAAAAAGCCCTTACATTGAATGAAAAAATGTCTATGGGCGTTATGGGCGTAACGGTTACTGACAGCCCAGAAGCAGACAGGGCCGAACTCCGCAAGGCCAAGAAAGAAAGGTATTAGCCGTGTCGTTTTTTTATGACAAGGCAGAGAGTTCCCTTACTGGGCTTGACCCCATTGAATATGGCGGCGAAGAACCGGGCTTTATTGATGCTGTCGAAGCTGGGTTTCAACAACAGCGCGCATTAAACTCAGATGCAGAACTCGTTCTTCTTGATGAGATTATAACACCTATTATTGAGACTATTAAGGAACGAGGTGGTCCCGATTTTCCCAATCCATCCGGCAATTATGGGATGAGCGCTGAAATGGGCGGGCAGGAAAGGCTAAGAAACACAAACACCCAACGAATTATTAGCTTTCTAAAGGACAACCCTGAAATTTTTCCTGAGTATCAAGAGTTGTCGATTGAGGGAATTAGGGATCAGATTATAAAAAATGGCATGGCCGAGTTATCGGAAAGCGAAACGACACTAGCCAAAACAAGTGGAATAATTAGCGGCGCAGGTCAGATTATAGGGAACATAGGTGGGTACGCAGTAGACAGGAACTTTCAAGAAGGGTCCATATATTTTGGAGTTGGCGGAATTCTCAATGTAGCAAGCCGCGCCGCTGCGACATCTGTTTGGCGTCAATCCCTTAGGGCGGCTATTGTTGAGGGCGGGATTGAGGCCACATTGCAGCCTCAAGTAAAAGATTGGTACGATAAACTTGGGCTGGATTACGATTACAGCGACTTTGTTGCCAATGTAGCGTCTGCCGGTGTTGGTGCTGGAGCGATGCCGCTTGCGTTTCGCGGCGTCTCAATGACTGTAGGACAAGCCCGAAGGGGTATCCGAGCCTTTAGGGATTCTGGTCAAATAAGCAAAAAAGATGCGGACGTTCTTGAGGCGTCATTGGACGAGCAAGAAATTTTAATGGATCGACCGGAAAGCGTAACCGATCCTATTGAGCATGAAGCTAATTTAGATGACGCAACAATAGACATCGCTAGTGGGCGGCTGCCCGGCACAAAAAGCCCGACACTAGACGACCCATTGCCAACTGTTCCTGATGTGGAGGATTTGCCACCCGATGCGCTGGATCGCGCGCTGGACGATTTGGCAGATGATGAGGTTCTTGTAACGGGTCCGGGTGACGAAGATTTTTTAACAGGCGCTGATATTAAGCGAGTAATGCAAGAGGACAAGGCTATTCTCGACAGACTGCGAGGCTGTGTAATCCGATGAGTTTCCGTCTTTGTATTGATAATGGTGAGAAAGAAGGCGTGATCTCAAGGGATCAGGCTGAAAAGTTGCGCCGTGATTATGACCGGATTTATCAGGAAAAGCGCGCAACGATGACAGAGGCTGACGCGGCAGCAAAGGCTAGTCAGGATGCGTTTGACATTAAAGAATTTGAGGCCCGCGAGAGCCAGCGGCGAATTGCATTGATGCGCGATGTTCAGCGCGCTCGTCTTGCTGAAATGGAAAGCTCAGAAACTAAATATGCAAGTGAAGCCTTGGTGCGCCTTGTTGAGCGTGACGGTTCAGGGCAGTGGGGAAACTCAACGCTTGAGGGAAGGCGTGAATTTATTCGCGGTCTTGCTCACGCAAAAATGGATAATGTACTTTTTGGCCTAAAACGAAGCGCTGTTCTGGGGCGCAGAAGAAAATCCGCAGTTGCGACAGGAAACGACATGGCCCGTGAAGTCTTTGGGGACGTTGACACTGGCAACGCAGCAGCAAAAGACATGGCGAGGGCGTGGAAGGAAACCTCAGAGTTTCTTCGTAAAATGTATAACCGTGCTGGCGGCGCAATCCCAAAGCGTATGGACTGGGGTTTTCCGCAAAGTCACGACGCGATCAAGATGGGGCGAGAAGGCGTAGAAGAATGGGTGGCCTACATCAAGGACAGACTTGATTGGGACAAAATGATTGACGAGTCAACCGGAAAAGGTTTTTCCCCCGCTGAACACAAAGACATTCTTCGTAGTGTTTACAAGACCATTACAGAAGAAGGTTTCAATAAGGTTGAAAGGGGCCAAACCCTGATGGGGCGATCTCTTGCTCGTCGCAGACAAGACCATCGTTTTTTGGTTTTTAAGAGTTCTAATGAATGGCTTGAGTACCAAAAAAAATTTGGCGAAGGCGACGTGTTTAAGACCATGATGGAGCACGTTGACGCAATGGCGCGCGACATATCTATGCTTCAGCTTCTTGGTCCTAACCCAAACGCAACAATCAAACATTTACAAACTCAAGCACAACGAATTGCGGCGGAGCGCGACGCTAAAATCGGCGGCGGGAAAACTCCAAACAAAAACGCATATAAACGGCATGAGGGCCGATTCAAAGATATGTACGGATTGTTTACCGGCACTGCTTTGTCTCCAGATAACAAGAAACTTGCAACCGGATTCGCCGGGGTTGGTGAGTTGCTAAGTGCGGCACAGCTTGGCTCAACATCTTTGCTTGCGATTTTAGGCGATTCTGGAACTACGCGCATGACCGCTAGAATCGCGGGTCTTCCCCACTCAAAAATGATGGCGCGTATGGTGGGCGGTATGGTTTCCCGCGCTACGCAAGAAGAAGCTGTCCGCGCAGGCCTGATAGCGGAGGGCATAACATCTGTGGCGTTTGGGCAAGCAAGATATATTGGGGACATATCTGGCCCGAGTATGACGCGGCGCGCTTCGGACGCAACCATGAATTTGTCGCTTCTTTCTCCGTGGACCCAATCCGCCAGATGGGGTGTTGGATTAGAGTACATGGGTTACTTTGCTGACAACATCAAAAAACCATTTGCAGAATTGTCTGTAAAAAATAAGCGGCTGTTGGGCCAGTACGGAATCACATCAGAAGATTGGTCAAAGCTAGGGACTGTGCCTCTCTACAAGCACAAGGGCGCAACATTTTTGCGTGGGCCAGACATTTTTGAGGTAGATGAGGCGCTTGCTTCTAAGTACATGGAAATGATTATGAAGCAAGTGGACTTGTCTGTTCCGGTGGCTTCTCTTGAAGCAAGGGCGTCAATGACAGCAGGCGTTCGACCGGGGACAGTTGTTGGCGGATTAAGCAAATCAGTGGCTCAATACAAGAGCTTCCCAGTCACTGTGATGATGAATAACCTGCGCCAGATAAGTCATCTGGACACCTCTCGGTTAAACCGAGTCGGGTACGGCGTAGAATTTTTAGCTACAACAACAATCTTGGCTGCCTTTTCCCTACAAATGCGAGAAATATCCAAGGGGCGCGACCCCATTCCAATGTTTGATGATGACGGTGAGCCAAACCTAAAGTTCTGGGGCAGCGCGCTTCTTGCTGGAGGCGGCATGGGCATACTTGGCGATTTCTTGTTTTCTAATCGCAATAGATTTGACAGAGGTTTGGCTGAAACTGTTGCTGGTCCGCGCGTTGGGTTCTTGGGTGATGTACTTGATTTGACAGTTGGTAATGTCCAACAGGTTGTTACTGGCGAAGAAACGGGCGCAGGCCGTGAGGCGGTGCAATTCCTTGAGCGTTACACTCCCGGCGTGTCTACGTTCTATGCTCGATTAGCCATGCAGAGGATTGTTTTTGATAACCTTCGTCGTATGGCAGACCCAGATGCAGAGAAGCGCTTTCGTAGGATTAAACGAAAAGCCATGCGAGAAAAAAACCAAGGATATTGGTGGGGGCCGGGCGAGGCTGCACCAAAAAGAGCGCCCGATTTAGGAAATATCGCAGCAGAAATCAGACGCTAGAATTTTGGGGTATATCGGGATACAATCCCGCAAAGTGAGGCAAGCTAATGGCAAACTATAACATTAACGCAGTAACGCGACGTGTCGTCTACACCGGCTCCGCTGGGGTAGGTCCGTATGCGTTTTCGTTTGAAATCCTAACGCAGACTGACGTTGATGTTTACTTCAACGATACGCTGCTGACCCTCACGACCGACTACACGGTGACGATCAACGCGAACGGCACGGGCAGCATTACCATTGTGACGGGCACGAACGTCCCGACTACGCCTGACGCAGACGACCAGATCATTATCGTTGGATCGCGAGACATTGAACGCACCACGGACTTTGTGACGGCTGGTGACTTCCGCGCCTCTGCGATTAACGAGCAGCTTGACGCTCTCACCATCTTCGACCAGCAGTTGCTTGAGTTATCGGATCGCGCCCTCACCGCGCCGGTAACTGATCCAACCAGCATCAACATGACTTTGCCCGCTAAGGACACGCGCAAGGGCAAGTATCTGGCATTCAATACGACAACCGGCGATCCAGAGGCGGGCGCATCTGGCGATGACATTGCCACGCTGGCGGCGATCACCGATGACATTGCGACGCTTGCAGATATTGAAGATGGAACAGACGCGACAGACGCGATTCAGACGGTCGCTG